CTATCTTCAGGTGTGCGTAAATCTATTTCTGCTAATGGCCTCCCAGAATTGTGAAGGAATTGCTCATATCGAGGGTGTCCATGCCTTATCGCTTCGTCTACTAATACCGCATCTGCCCATTCATCGGGAACTGAATATATATCCTGCCAACATCGTTTATCGTGATAAGGACAACCAACACAGGAGCTTTTGGGAACTGTGATATGGTAATTATTATGCAACCATAATTCACAGTCATTACGAGTCATAAATCTTTCAGCGAGTGGGAAGCGGTTAAATACCCACCCCGCCGTAGCATTATAAATACGCTGGCTCTCATCCAAGCTAATGCCAATCCAAAGCTCTAAAGCATCTTTAGGTAAGCGAGCCCTTCTTGACACCCCAAGCAACTCTCGTACCTTATGATATAGAGGGCGTATCTTATAATTTGAAGTGCATTGTCGTTTCCCGATAGATAACTTGCCATTTAGACGCATAAATATTGGCATAAGATACATCCCATGATGTAACTCTGAGCCATTAAGGCAGTCATACTTGATATTATATTCTTGGACTATGATTACAGGGATGCCATATTTCCCTGCTTCTATTTTCAACCAATCAAGGTGCTTGTATGTAGCTCCACTTTCCCACCCAGTATCGGCAAATATCGCCACATCAGGCTTCTCAATCTCATCCTTGCAGGCCATCAATAACAGAGTACTTGATTGGACTCCTGCACCTAGCGATAACACCTTCAATTTACTCATACTTCATACCTTAATTGCTGTCAACAAGTACTAATTGCCCCCTGGCTTAAGATTTACGGGTCGCGTTTGATAGTTTCGCCGTTGAAGTATCGGACAAGCAGGTTATTCAGGAAGGCGGGAACCGAACTGAAGCCTAACCGTGGGGCTTCAAGGTGTAGGTTGTGGTCATTGTCCTTTCTTATCCGCCAGTTTCGGACAACCTTCGCGGGGTCAACTTTGCCCTTCTTGTGCTGAGTATTCGTTACCATTCGGCAACCCCCCTTTCGCTTTTGTTCAGATTGTATCGCCTTTGTCCCGCGGTTGTCAAGCCCCTTCGCGATTTAATTCCCCCCAGGCTTCCGCCGAATTATCAGCGGCGTTTTCCCCGTTGTCCCCCTTTCCTTCAGATGATTTCGGCCGCCTGGCCGCGCTTAATTCCTGGGCCGTCTTCCAGGCCCCTTCCAGGTCGGTTATTTCCTTCGGGTCGTTTATTGACAATACTTCCTGGAAGTCAAGCCTGGTAACGGGCGGGTCAAGTTTCGTCGCCCTGGTCAAGAGGTCGCCGACGTGCTTAATCGGGCCGCCAGGCGGCGGCGCGTCATTTGATACCGCCGTTTCCTTTTCGGCCCCTTGTTGGTCGCCCTGGGGCCGCTGGTCAGGCTTTGGCGGGGCCGTCGTGGTTTTCGCGGGTTGCGGGGCCAGGTAATTGTCCAGGCCCCTTTCGATTCCTTGCCAGTATTTCCCCAGGATACGCTTCCAACCGTCTTCGTCAATTCCCAGGTCTTCCCCTGGGATCGGCGTCGGGCCAGTCAACACGGTTCCGACCTGGGCGATTGCCGTTTGCCCTTCGATTGACCGACGCTTCACGCCTTCCAGTTCCAGGTCAAGTTCGTGTTCCAGGCGGACGATTTCGGGCGACTTGCCGTATCCGCCGCCGCCAGGCTTCTTCACGGATACCGGTTTCCCGTCCTGGTAAACCTGGACAATGGTTCGGTCGGGCCCGTATTCGGGATTATCGGGGCGGGGCCGTTCTTCAATGTCCGCGATGACCACGGCGGTTTCCCCCTTCCCGCGAAGGAAGGTCTTCAGGTCGCCGTTGAATACCGTCAACCGAAGCGTCTTATCGAAAAGCGCGTGGTCTTCGGCCAGGGAAAGGTTCTTCGCGTGAATCCGGTCAAGCGCCTTCGTCCCGCCGCTGTATGGTATGTCGGCTTCGTATTTGACGATTTCAAGTTGTTGTTTCGGGACTATCGTTCCTTTCGGCTTGTCGTCCATTTTATACCCCCGTCGAAATAGTTTTGATTATGAACCGGTATTGGTTACAACGGCCATTGACGCAACGAATGGCGTCAAGGTCGCGGTTCAAGGCGGTTCGCTTCAGCGGTTGGCCGCAACTTTGGCAAGTCCCGAAGTCTTCTTCCTGGAAGAAGCGTTGGGTCTTCCGCCGGCGCGCTTCCAGGTCAGCTTCCATTGCCGCCAGGTCTTCGGCCACTTCTTCTTCGGTCGCCCCTTCCTTTTCCTTGACGTGTATCAATTCGGCTTCCCGGGACGTGTCTTCACGCGTCGCGTCTTTGCTTTCCTTCAAGTGAACCGGTTCTTCTTCCCGGGCCCGCTTATTAAGGCATTCCTGGCAAGTCCATTCGGGAACGGGGCTTTCGCCTATTTGTTTATATTCGCCTTTGCCTTTCAATGCCCCGTCAGTTGTCCGTCCGCAACCGCCAGAGCAAACAATGACAATTTCGGGAGCTGGCCCTAGCGCGAATGGTTTGTCGGCGGTCGGCATTGCCGCGACGTTGACGAAGGCGGAACATTCGACGACGCGGTCGTCGGCCCCTTCTTCCTGGGCGAACTTCGGGACGCCTTCGCATTCGCCGAATTCATACGCGCAATCGTCGCAAAGATTGAGTGGTCGCGCGGGTGGCGGCGTTGCGGGGGCCGCTTCCGGCGGCCCTGGCGGGGTTTCGGCCAGCTTCGGTCGGGTAGTGGTCTCCACGGTCGTTGATTTCGCCTTTGTCCGTTGTAGCTTTCGGGCGTCCTTCCGTTCCCTTTTTTCCTTCTTCGATAGTGGCTTTGTCAATTTGATTTCCCCCTTACTTTTTTTTAAATTCTAAATCTATTTTAAATATTCAGCTATATGGCTTTTTAGCGCGAACTTAAAAATTGCCTTTCTAGCCGTTTGATATTCAGGGTCTTCACATTCAACCGCGCAGAAATGCGCCGCTAACTGCATCGCTAATCTCAAATCTATTTTAACGTTTTTAGAACCACACCATAAAGGCCAACTAGAGAAGTCAAGGTCGGCTCCCCGAAGGTCGGCTCCCCGAAGGTCGGCTCTCCGAAGGTCGGCTCCCCGAAGGTCGGCTCCCCGAAGGTTGGCTCCCTGAAGGTTGGCTCCCTGAAGGTCGGCTCTCCGAAGGTTGGCTCCCTGAAGGTCGGCTCCCCGAAGGTCGGCTCCCTGAAGGTTGGCTCCCTGAAGGTTGGCTCTCCGAAGGTCGGCTCTCTGAAGGTTGGCTCCCTGAAGGTCGGCTCCCTGAAGGTCGGCTTCCTCACCGCCTTCTTCATTTTTTAACCACTTGCCATGAAACTCAAGTTTAAGTTTGATTTCTGTTTTTGTTAACCTTCTCATTTCTTCCCCCTTCTTTTATTTGGTTCTCATTGTAACGACGCGGTCGTCGTAGAATTGACCATTGTTATTTCGTGGTTTCATATAGCTATGTTGTCGTGCATGGGTTGAATGTTTCCTTTCCTCTAAATTGTCAGGTCTATCGTCGCCCTTTATTTCATTCAAATGGTGAGCGTCGCAACCATCAAGTAAGGGCCTTCCCAATTTAGATTCTAGAACTATTATCGCCCGCTTTACATACCCCTTTGAATCCGCCCTGGGGTGTTCTAGATTGTATATGAAGATGTATCCCCTCTTATCAGTTGTTTCGCCACCTTTCCAGTTAGCCGATTCTTTGCCAATCTTCCCGTATTGAGGATGCCTAACGCCAGTTTTCGAACAGGATTTACACATTAGACTTCTCGTTTTCCCATTACGGGTTTGAACTAATCTGACCTTTCCACAACTTATACAGGCATGATAAATATGTTTCCGCATTACTTGACTCTGACCGTGACAATCCTATCGTTCCAAAATTCGACCCCAGGAATTGGGCGTTCGCCCTTCGTTGACCTGGCGTGAGCATTAAGAAGGGATTCGTTCGCAATCTTCCAATGGTCGTCCAGAAGCTTGAAGTCAACGACGCGGGCCTTCCAGTTGTCCCGTCCCCCTAACGTCCCCATATCGGTTCGGGTATGGGCGGGGACGGCGGGCGGGGCGACGGCGGTTCCTAGTTCCTGGGTATGTTCGCCCGTTCCAGTCAAGGCCGCTTCGTCCTGGGCCAGTTTGAACTTTTCGTCTTCAATCCGCTTCGCTTCGGCGGCCTGGGCCCGAACCTTGTTATCGTATTCCGTAACCTGAAGCCTGGTCAGCCGGTCGGCTTCCAGGACGGGGAACATAAGGTCGTCGAATGCCTGATTGATTGCGTCAAGCCTGGTCTTCAACGGGCCGACGATTTCGTTCTTCCGTTCGAACATTCCCTTCTTACATTTGGCGATAATTGCCAGGTCGTCGGTCGCGGGCTTCAGGTCTTCGTTCTTCGCGATTACGCGAGCCTTCGCGAACTGAAGAAGCCCCGCGGCTTCCAAGTAAAGCGGAAGCAATTCGGGGGCGGGTTTCCCGACCTGGCGTTCAATCGTTACCAGGGCGGGCGGGACGCTTTGTTCGGCCGCCTTTTGTTCGTCCCAAAGTTGTTCGACGTGTTCGCCTTCCGACGGGCCTTCTTCCTGGGGCGGTTCCGGTTCCTGATTCAATTCAGGGAATAAGTCGGGGGCGGGTCGAACCATTATCGAACCCGCGGGAATGATTTTGACCCTATCCCTGAAGGCGGCGATTTCCGATTCGGGAACGTCGGTCGCCGTAACGACGGCTTCGACGAAGCCGTTTTGGGTTGGGACCTTGACGTGGAAGTCCAGGCCCAGGGGTTCGGCTGTGAAGTATGAATATTCGCGGCCTTCAGGCCCGCCCGTGGTTTTGTTCATATACCGAACCTTCACGATTGAAACGGGCGGTTCCTGGTCTGGCCCCAGGTCGGCGCGGGCGGCTTCATAATCAGGGTCAATCCCCTGGCGTTCCGCTTCCGCCTGGGCGTCTTCAGCGGCGGCCCGCCTTTCGGCGATACATTTCGGACAACCTTCGGCAAGATTAAATTCGCCGTGGGGACAATGCCCCTTAGTGATTCCCATATTCATTTGATACCTTCCTTTCGTTTAGATTTGGGGGCCCAGGAATAACCCCCAGGCCCCCATTGTAACGCTTATGTATTGCCCCTGTCAAGGGCTTTCGGGTCGTTTGCCCGCTGGCCGCAGGAAGGGCACGTTTGGAAGTCGGCGTGTTTTCTCACCGACCCCGCCTCTGTGTAATGCTTTCCACAATGCGGGCAATCGTAGTCGTAAACTTGATATTCGGGTTCTTCAGGATAACCCATTTGCTCTATTCCCCTTTCGATTTGATTTTGGAATTCAATTCCATTTGCATTTGACTTCGGGTTGGTCGGTTGCGCGGGCCTTCAGTTCGGCCAGGTCTTCGGTCAAGATATAATGAATCCCGCGCTTCCCCCGAAGCATAAGTTGGGTGTGAAGGTTAGAGTTGCTTGAAACCAAAAGACGCAAGGCTTCGTTTTCTTCGGCCTTCCGATTGGCTTCGCGGCGGCCCCGTATTCGGGCGAAGAAGTTTATCTTGTGTAAAAAGCGACGGCGACCCTGCTTCCGGAAACACTTTTCACAAATGCCGTGTGTCGTGCCCGTTGTCCCCTGGCCGTCCTTTTCGCCCATATCGGCCCCGCACCACGCGCAAACAATCTTCATTGTGGTTTTTGTCTTCATTGCGTCCCCCTTTCGCTAGATTTGCCTTATAGTTCGCCCAGGTTGGCGACCAGGACGACGCCCAGGAACGCGACGGCCATTGCAAAGCCGGCGGCGGTTGCGGGTCGGGTTCGCGGGAACCGCGCGTTCAGCTTCGTCAACGCCCAGGCCACGACCAGGGCGGGAATTATCTTAATGAATGGGAAGGCCCAGGTATGGGCGAAGGATACCATAAGCGGGTTGACTTCCTGGAAGCCGTTGTTCGTCGCCCAAAGCGTCAGGAACGCATCGGCGGCTTGAAAAGCGACGAAGGCGATTACCAGGTATCGAATAAGCTTCTTCAATTCAGTTTCCTTCCGGTCGGGCTAGTCAACCCGACTATATTAAGCTTACCAAACTGTAACGCCCGTGTCAAGCCCCCGTGTCTATTTGAAGTTAGAATATAGCTTCAGGCGTGGAGTATTTAGTCCCAGGACTAAAGTTCTATCAGGCATAAAATCAGCGGGGCCAAGTCGTAAGATACCAGGCCCAGGGTAAAGGCCCCTTATTTGCGGCCTGGCGGCCCCTGGGGGGCATCGTGGCAATAATGCGGCCCTGGGGGTTGCCCGATTCCCCCAGGGCCTATCCGAAAGGAAGATATTTGCCTGGCATAATGTGGCGACTATGCCAGGCCCCCTATTAAGGGGCTATGCTATAAGCGGTAAAAAGCTTGACCAGGGCGGTTCCGCCCGCGGCCCCGCTTCCCACCAGGAAGGCAATCAGAATCCAATACTTGATTTCCAACTTGCCGACCTTCTTCCTGGTCGCGTCCAGGTCGTCGCAATTATCTTTGACCTTTCCGGCCAGGCCGTTGTCGGCCGTATTTGGAACCCCGATTAAAAGCGTTTCCATTCGAACCATTCGTTCGCGAACGTCGAATATCGCTTCTTCAGGCGTCATATTTGGCGGCTTTTGTTGCGCCATATCTCATTCCCCCTTATGACAAGTCTTCCTGAAGGATTACTTTCCCCAGGGTCAAATGCGTGTCGGTCGCCCCGCCGCCGCCGTCGCTTTCCAGAAGACACGACCATTCCAAGTCGCCGGTCGGAACCACGGTCAAGGTATCAATCAGGACGCCGTTCAGATAGACTTCAACGCTTGTCGCCGATATGATAAGAATTTCAATGACGTAACGGGTATCAACGTTTACCGTCTGTGTCCCCGAAACGTCCGTAGCCGAAGCGTTCCCCGTTGCGAAGACCCAAATCGCCCCCGTCCACATAAAGCCCGCGAAGTGTTCGGTCAGATAATTGGGAGTAGCCACGCCTGGCGTTTGCCGGAAGCCCAGGAAGACGCCCGTATCCGCGACGTTCCGGTCAATGGCGAATTCCTGGCGACAATACGGCGACCTTGACGCATTGAAGGAATTGTCCAGGGCGTTGTTTTGTTCCGTTTGCCCGCAAACGTAAACGGTTGAAGCCCCGTTATTATCAACCTTCAATACCGCCTGGCCGAACCCGCCCAGGGAAAAGTCCCCGCCGCCAGTCGTCGGGTACGTTAGCTGATAATTGCCCGCGGTATCGTCTTCCCAATTTACGACGATTTCACGAATGAATTTATGAACTGCCAACCTGGGGCCGGCGAATAGCTTTTCGAAGTGCCCTTCAGTCCACGGTTTCGTTGAAAGGCCGACCTTTTCCGTTCCCACCTTCCCGACAATGTCGTCTTCGTATTCAATGTTCCCGTCCAGGCCCTTCAAGTAACCAGGATTATCGAAGACGAAAGTATTCCATTCCGAAGCCGTTACCAGGTGGCCCGTTGCATAGTCGGCCGGTATTGCCGTCCAGGACATAATTAACCCCCTTCCGAACTATCGGCGGTCGTCAATAGTTCGTCTTTGTGTTCTTCGTTTTCCCGCTTCAAATCGTCCAGGGTTTCGCCAGGATACCAGTTCCGATTGAGTAACGGGCGGACTTCCAGAAGTTCTTCGATTTCCTTCCGTTCCGCGGGGAAAGCCGACCGCCTTATCTTATGCCCGACCTTGCTATTGAGGCAAGAGCAACAAACGAAGAAGCCTTCTTCCCAGGCATATTCGACCCCGCGGCAATCCTTTTCAGGACAAGGGACTAGCCAGGCCCCGTTCGAAATATGGGCCATTATCGGTTCTTCCTGGTCGTCCGGTTCCCGAAGCGTAATCTGGAAACGGGCCGCTTGCTTATCGAGCCGCCCCCGCTTCCAATGTTCCCATTTCAATTTGAACCAGGTGTTCGCCGTAATCATAAAATCCCCCTTTCGGTTATATTCCAAGCCTGGTCGTTTCGGACAATTCCCCGAACCCCGCAAGGCCCAAAAGCCAGAAGACGCCTTCAGCGTCGCCCAGGGCCCGTTCGATAATCCAGGTCGTTTCGTGAACGAAGCCGCCTTCATTCAATAAGTATTCCTGAATTATCTTGTTGATATAGTAATCGGTATCAACGCCCAATTTCGTTGACTTCAGGGTTATCCGGTCGGAAATGTCCCGCGACAAGCATTGAACCCTTATCGTAGTATCGGGCCAGGCCGTCCGCGCGGTATGTCTAACGGAAATCGCCCTGGGGACGGCGTCGTCATACTTCGCCAAAAGGAATTGGGCCTGGGCCTGAATGTCGTTCGGGTTCGATTTGAAGGGAACGTCCAGATTAAGACCGCGCTTCCCGTAATCGTCCTGGCTATCCGTATCTTCTTCCGCGATTGCCATTACTTCGACGGAATAAAGGACGCCGTAAACCAGGGCGGTTCGGCCCGTCGGAGCCCCCAGGGGCGGGGTATCGGGAACAACCAAATACGCGCTTTGGTTCCCCGCATTGCTGAATTTAAGCTTCACGCTTTGCCCGTATTGAGTTTGAACCAGGGTAATATTATCCGAAACATCGTTGCCCGTCTTGTCGGGTTCGGTGTTGGCGTTCCAATGCGTCCCTTGGGCCAGGCTATCGTAAGACTGAAGCGGCGACCCGAATTCGGCCCATAAGACCAGGCTTCCCTGCTTGCTGATAAGCGGGGCCCCCGAATCGCCGGTATGGGCCGACCAAATAAGTTCGTCTTCAATCGTCCCCATATCGTAACCCGAAACAAGCTGGACGCCCCCGATAAAATAACGCCGGCCGCGGACGACGACCTGATTATAGACAAGCTTCTTCGACCATTCATAAGCCAATTCGACGGGGGTATCTTCGAAGTCGTGCTGGCTTACCAGGCCCGCCCCCGTCAAGCGCGCGTGCCGGTTTTCCCAGGTAGCGACCCCCGCCGGCGTGATATAGAAGCGGCCGAGTTCGATTTGTTCCAGAATGCGAAGCGCGGCCAGAGCCTTGAGTTTATGGAACCAGCCAAGTTGAAGGGTATCAACCCCCGTGTCTATATCGCGGTCGCCCGCCGCCCACGCCGCGGCGTCCAGTATGTCGCCAACAAGCGTCCCGCTTTCGGTATCCGACCGAAGAACCGTATTGATTTCCAGTTGGGCCAGGTCGTTCATACCGTCAAGGGCCGTGATAAAAGCGACCAGGTTTTCCGTTTCCCCATGGGGCGTTATCTTTTCAATCCGGCCCGTGAAGTGCCTATATCGGACGCCCCCGTAATCTTCATAAACCTCAATGACTTTCCCCAGGGCAAGCGTCCCGTAATACAGGCCGGCCGCGTTTTCGGGACTGAAGTCGCCATTCTGATTGTCGCAAACGAGTTCACAAACGCCGGCGGTTGCTTGTGCTAATTCAGAATCCTGGCCGCGTTCCGTTCTTACGGCCAGGGTTTTCGAAGTTACGTCCAGGCCCGCCAGCGTAATGACCAGGGCGTCGGGAAGGGCGGTCATTGTGGCAAGCCAGCCGTCGTCGTCGGGGCCGATATAAGCGATAATATAAGACTTTGAAGTCCCGATTCTCAGGACGCTAGAGTCCTGGCATCTTACCGCGTCGAATGTAACTTCGTCCTGCGTCGCCGTCTGAATTGTCCCGTCGTTGTCAATTTGAACCGTGAAGGTTCGGCCGGTCGGTAGAGTATACCAGCCGTAAGTTACTGCGAAGATGTTATCCCCCAGGTCAATAATTTTTGGATTCAAACAACGTTGAGGCGGACTAAAATTCCAGGTCTGAATGACCGCCCCGATTGTCCCATTGGCGGCAATCGTCAAGGTCTTCATAAAACCTTGTCCCGTCGTGAGGTCGGGCGGGCCCTGGTAAACTATGGCGTAAACGGTTCCCGAAATATGAATAAGCTTGGGGTGGGCACCAAAAACGGTATCGAATTCAAAAGAATCCGTCCCTGGGGCCACTTCGATTGTCCCGTCAGCCTGTATTTCCCACGTCTTCAGCCAACCGTCGCTTCCAGGGCCGGTATAAGCGACGGCGAATATGTCCCCTGAAATATGACGAAGCGACGGGAACGCGCCCAACACGCCGTCATACTTTTGCGCGCCAATAAGGGCCCCGAAAGTCCCGTCGTTATTGATATTTATTGTCTTGAACCAACCGTAAGCGGCTTGCTGGTAAGCGACCAAATACACGGTTCCGCCCAGGTGGTAGAACTGGAAATGCCGCCCGTAAGTCGCGTCAATTTCGTAGCTGTCAACTTCCGCTATGGTTCCATTGTCCTGGATTGTAAAGGTCTTCAGCCAGCCGTCGCTCCCGCTTCCCTGATAACCGATAATGTAACCGTTCGCGACGTTCGGAAGGGCGAATAGTGTGTTTGTATAACCCAGGACGGTATCGTATTCGTGTTCGTCTATTTGGGCTCCGATTGTCCCATCAGCGGCAATGTTTATCGTCCGAAGGAACCCGTCGTAGTCAACCCCCATATGGGCAATCGCGTAAACGGTTCCGGCGATATGCTTAATGTCCAGTTCGCCGCAAAGGGTATCTTCGAATTCGCCGCTGTCAATCTGTGTCAAACCCATTTACCGACCCAACCTTTCGCTTTCGCGACTGAAGCGTTGAACCTTTTCCGAAAACTTCCTGGCATCGGATTCCGAACCCATAAACGCCTGGGCACTTATATTGACGGTCGTTCCGCCCCCGCCAAGTCCGCCGGTCGCGGCGACAATGCCGGCGGTCGCGGCCGCGGCAACGCCCAGGCCGATTCCGATTCGGGCCCAACCGACGGGCCCCGTAAGCGCGGCGACAATGGCTTGCGCAATCGCCAGGGTTCGCAAGGTCGCAATCAGGTTCTTGATATACGGAAGCATTGTCCCGATTGCGGAAACAGTCATAAGTATCGCCCCGCCTGTCATTAAGAAGGTTGACGCCGTCTTCGCCAGCGGGTTTTCCAGTTGACCCAATAGGGAACCAATGGCGGTCAGCGCGCCCCCCATTGCCGTTAATGCGGCGTTCAACTGAAGGCTTTGGATTTCCGCTTGTTGGGTCGTTTGCCCGAAATTCTGCATTTGAACTGAAGCTTCGTCCTGCATTCGTAGAACGATTGTCGTCGCGGCTTCGTGTGCCATATTAAACCCCCTTCTACGGTTGCCAGTTACCCCCGAACTGGACGACGTTCTTCACGCCCTTATAAATCAGTATCTTTTCGATAAGGCCCTGGGGCCATTCGTCAATTACCTGGGGCGGGAAGCCGATTTCAGTTATTACCAATGCTTCTTCCAGTTCAGGCGGCAAGCGGTAACGGTTCGGTAACTTCAGGGCCAGGAAAAGCCCTTCCCCTAGTTCCCGCCGCCGCCCTTTGCTAAAGGGCCCAATGCCCCATATAGCAAGTTACATTCATTGACTAGCCTTTCCCGTATCCGTTCGGGCAATCCGTCAAGCGTTGCCTGGTCAACCGGCCCGAACGACCATTCCTTGACCTGGCCGGCGATTATCGCGTCGTTGACTTCGTCCCAACTTATCGCGGTCAAGTCAATGGCGACGCTTTGCCCGCCTTCGACCTTCGGTTCGTCGTCCCCTTGAATGGTAAGCTTCGGCGGCTTATCAGGGTATTTCAGGAAGGGCCGCGTCAAGGCGTTGACCGCCTTTTGGGTTCCGTGTCGAAGTTCGACATAAAAGACGGCATAAGGCCGCTTTTTGAACGGCCCGAACCCGCCGCCTTCCGCTTCCAGTTCGACCTTCTTCGTTTCGGGTTCGTATGTCATTTCGTCCCCCTTTCGGTATATATCAATGGTATATACTAAAGTTCGCTTTCGGACTTATGGGTAAGTGCCACGGGTAACTTTCCCATTGACCTGAAGTTCGCAACGGGCCGTTACCATTTGGCCGACCCTGGACAATATCTGATAATTCCGAACCCAGGCCGACCCGTGGTATTTTATGTCGCCCGCCGTCTGCCCTTCAGGGCCATAATCAAAGGACATAGCCGAACCGTGTGTCCGGAGTAGGCCCAGGACGGTATCGGAACCGACCAGGGCGTCGTCCGACCAAAGAAGTTCCAGGGTTACGACCACGTTTTCCAGGGTCGGATAAAACTTCCGCCCGCCGTCGGCAAGGGTCGTCGCTTCGGCCAGTTCCCGCGGCCCAGGAAGCCCGTCAACCGAAATTATGTAAGGCGTTAAATCCCGAAAGTCGCCCCCCGCGTCGTCCATTCGGAAGACCGATTGACCGCTATCGAATAATTCTGTCATTTTACTTTCCCCCCTCTTTTAATGTAGATGATACCGGATATGGACTTTCGCGGTATCAGCGACCGCGGTATTGCTTTTCATTCGGTAGTAAACCGTTTCGCCCGCCGGTATTTCATTCCCGAACACTCGCGCGTGATTATCGGGATTCTGGAACTTCCCTGAACCAGCGAAGCGTTGTGAAGTCAGCGGAACCTTTGCGGCCCCGTAAGCTATTTCAAGCATATACCGCGTCGCTTCGTCGCTTACTTCTTCTTCCTGAACAACGGTTATATGACCAGGGGCCGCGGCCAATAGCGAACTGAAGGTCGTCGCCCCGCTGTCAACGATTTCGGCCCAGGCCGACCAGGTATCCAGGGGTTGTCCCGCGGTCAGCGTACATTCCAGGGACGTATCCCCTGGGAAGATACGCGTCGAGTGATGTAGCGCGTCGTAATTATCGTCAATATAACCCGCCCTGGTCGCTGTTAGCCTGGAAGTCAGTTTCCGTAATGTTCCGATTCTGTCAATCATAATACGAACCCCGCTTTTCCCAATTCGTATATTTCCGACCAGTCGTCTGCGGAAAGGGCTTCGCCCACAATGAATAATCGCCCGAAGTTGTTTTTATACCAGTTCGCGTCCTTTGTGAAGCGTGTCCCGATTACCAGGTCGTAAGCCGTCGCTTCGGGGTCAATCAGGCCGCCTTCCGTTGTAACCACGTCCAGGGCTTCGCCGTTTCGGTAATGTAACGCTTCACCCCCACTTCGGGATATTCCAAACAACACGGGAACGTCGGGTTCCCAACCGACGGAATAACAAGCCGTCCTGGTTGAAGCCCCGCCCGCGTGGTGATGACGTAATGTTAAGCTGGATACCGTTTCAATCTTCGTCAAGTATAGTTCCCAACCCCCGACGTTGAGTTGCCAACGTCCGATTACGATTTCCGAATTGCCCGTATCGGACCAGTCAATCCAACCGCCGACGCTGTAATCCCCGTCAGTAAAGCCCAGGTCCGCGCAAAGGGCATTCAAGCATTGAAGGTACTGTGTCGTTCCGTTCAAAGTCAGGACGGACTTCCCGCTTGCCAGGGACGCCCAGGTCGGGGCATTGACCAGCGTTACGGGGTGATGTGGTTTCGCGACGTCCTGGGTAATGGCCCCGACGCCTTCCAGGAAAGGAAGGTCCAGAAGCATTTTACGGTTCGATGCTATATTATCGTATAAACTCATAACTTACACCTTGAAGAAAACTTCCCAGGGATATGCCTTCGCGTCCCCCGCTGTCTTTTCGATTGTAACCTTGATTCCGAAGCGTGAAGGAAATAATTCGACTGTCTTCCCCAGGGGGTCTTGAACGCCAGCGAACGGGTCAGATTCGTCGAATTTTATCCAGTCGCCGCCCGAAGACATTCGCTTATATTGTCGAATGACGACCGTTTCCGTGGCCGTTTGATTCGTGAAGTCAATATCCAGGGACTTCGGAATGAATACCCCCAACGGGGCATTGTTGACGTAAAGCGTTTGTTCGTTCCCGTCAGTTGTAAGCGTTCCCCCCGTTTCGGTCAGGGTCCCCAGGCCGTCCGTTTTCGCCCGAATCGCGTTCAATTCGGTTGCGACGGCAACCAGGTTCGCCAGGACGTCGGCCTTGTCTATTCCCTGGGGCGGATAACTCATGAAGAACCCCCCTTCCCGCTGATATAGGCCCCGATTTTTTCGCCCATATCGTCAACTATCTTCTGGACTTGCGGCATAAGCATTTGAAGGACGCGTCGGTGATACGGGTTCGGAAGCGCGGGGCCAACCGACTTCCGGAAGAATTCCTGGTCGCCAATGAAGAAGTGAAGGAACTTCGCGTTTATAGCGTGAACGGGCCCGCGTCCTTCACGGACGATATAACCATAATAAACCCCTTCGGGCGACTTTGCCGCCTGGCGGATTTCCAGGGCTTGCCGCATTGCCCCGCCGATAATCTGGAAGACGGTTGACCGCTTCAGCTTCCCCGATACCCTGGGGGTCGCGTTCGCCAGGGGCCCCGTCCCCGTGGCCGGCACGAAAAGCCGTCCCAACTTCCGAAGCCCTTCGTTTAACGTAATGCGGGCGATTGTATCCCCCGCTTCGTTCACGCGTTTATTAAGTTGCGACAATTCGATGTAATCGTAATCAATCGCTTTCATTATTCCGCCCTTTGTGGGTCGTAAAATTCCAGGACGTCCAACGAATGCCGGCGGCCCCGATAAGCCCCCTTCCTGTGAGAAATCACGTCGGCGGTCGGCGAAAGGGTCATATCCGTTCGCTGGACATTGGCCGTCCCGTTCAAGCGCGGATACTTCGCCAGTATGTCAATGACCTTTTGGGTTTCGGTTCCGACCCTGGTATCGAGTTCGGTCAGTTCCCCGCGCCAGGGAACCAGGACGTCAACGTTGAACGACCAAACGCGGCGTTTCATTCGAAGGGATATGCTTTCCTGCCTGATTTGGCCGAAGGACACAACGACAAGGCGGTCAAGCCCTTTCCCCAGGGCCCGCTTATCGTAAGCGAAGCAATTCGTATCGTCGAAGTCGTCGTGAAGCTTAATCACGGCAACGACCGCGTCTTCAATTACTCTTTGCGACATAACGCCCCCCTAGTCTTCATTAACCAGCGAACGACGGCCAGGATAATCGTCCATTCCCCGCTTGAATATGGGAAGCTTTTCTTCCCCGTCTTCGGTTTCCTGGGAACCCGCGAACATATCGCCCAGGCGCGCCTTCCGCCGGCCCGCCCGTAACCGGTTTTCGCGGATTGCCTTCAAAGCCGACTTGAACTTGTTCCCGTAAGTCGTTGCGCGGTCAACCGTGGGGGATTCGACTTCTTCCGTCGGGTCGTAACCTTCGGACGGGACGGTCGAAAGTAAGACCGCCGCGGCCCCGTAAGCATTGGCCGCCTTCAAGAATTTATGGGCGGTCGGGTAATCGGCTTTGACCACGGGGACGGTATAACCGACCTGGTCAAGTTCGCGGTTCAAGTCGGCGGCCGCGTTGTCCAGTTCGGCTTCAACCTGGTCAAGCGTGGGCGTCGTGGTCGCGTCGAATGTCCGGTTCAAAACAATGTCGCCGATAAGACGTTCGACGTCTTCGTGTTCGGCATAAGTATTCGTATCAACGGCCATTGGCTAAGCCCCCCTTTTATAAACTAACGGCCCCCCTGAACTTGCCCTTCATTTCATTTATAACCGACAAACTAACGCCCTTCGCTTGAAGCAATACCTTGACCGATTCGTCGTCCATCAATTCCTCGTGAATTTTGGCGTACTTTTTATGGCCCGATATATTCGCGCCAGCAACATCACCCGCCAAATATTCAGCGAATGTCTTGCCGACATATTCAGGGGGCACTCCAGCAAAGCGCCTGGCTTGCCTAACCGTATTGGCGGCCGCTTCCAGTTCGTCGGGGTTCGTGACCGTCAATGGGAAAACAACCACGCCAGTATCATCGGTTATAATCTCCGTCAACGCCCCCAATTCGATACAAACAAGCCCTCTGAGTGACCCGTCGGGCCGCCTGTCTTCTTCAAGTAGCACTTGTCCCTTGTGGGATTCCCGAAGCCTCATTGGTATTCCGTCGAATTCAGGACTTTCAGTGTCTATGATATGTTTTGGCATTTTTATCCCCCTTATGAAACTATTTTCGCGCGCATACATACGTAATACGTATTTCCGCCGCGGGTATTATGAAACCTCAGATTCGTACCATCACCAATCGCCAAGAATGTTCCTTCCACGTCGCCGGCGCCATCGTCACGCCCGTAATACCACCAACTGGCATTGTATTTATATTCGCAATGAACGACTACGGCCCAATTTGACGTATGGCTGAATAGTCCCCCATCGGCGGGGGTATAGGTTACTCCCGCCCCCAAATCCTGGGAATTATATCGTTCATAAGTGCCCGTTGATATGTGGTGTCTCATTATCACTATGTTTCGGGCGGCTACATTGGTATTGTAAAAATTTAAGTTAGTACCATCGCCAATGACAGCATCATTGCCTAGTACAGGCTCAAGAATACGACTCCACCCTGGTTGAGCATCCTGCAAACTCGGTCGCAAATCCTCACTCTCAAGCACAGCTGAGAAGAGTCCTTCATCGGCTGGTGTATAAAAAGATCCAGCCCCCAGGTCTGCCGTATGATAGCGTTCAATAGTCTCAGTGGCAGGGGCAGGGATAACGCCGCCTAATTCGCCCATTTCAAAAACCCCCCTTACTCTAAGACCTGAGTAATGACGTTTCCAGTAATTGTCCTGGCCGCGCCTTCGTCAGCGTCTTCTTCATATGTTATTTTGAAAGCCTGGTTGGTTCGGGCGCCTGTCACGGTATAGACGTCTTCGTCCCCGCCTGAAGCTACGCTGTCAACGTTTTCTTTAATCCAAATTTTATAGTTCGAGCCGTCGACTTTCCGATATACCCGAATAATGCCCCCGTTAGTCATATTGGTAATGTCGAGCTCAACGGATATTTCGCGCCTGGTGACTGCCGTGTCTTCGTAAACGTCTTGTTCGCCGCCCGCGTCAAGGTACGAATACGATATTGCGGATTCAGCTGTATCAACCAGGCCCTTGACCGTGTCCAGGTCCGCAGGCATATTAGCGGCCGCCAATTCGTCCAGGTATCCCGCCCTGGCCGCGGTATAATTGGCAAGTGCCGTCGCAAGTGCCGCAGTCCAGGAAGAAGCAAGGGCCGCGTTATCAGTCCCACGCATAGCGGTAGTAGGAATGGCGGCCAAAAGAGTTTGAAGGGCCGATAAGCCGTATGTCCCGTGGTCAAGC